GTTAATGGGTCGTTGTCAGCTTGATTTAATAAAAACAACATTCCTGTTGCATTTAATTCTTCAAGTTCTGCTTCTTTAAATTTATTATAATTAGATTGAATGTCTGCAACGATACCAAAGAAAGCACCATAAGGGTCTAATCTTCCAAAAGGTATTTGAGTATCACCAATTATAAATGAATAAGGTTTAAAGTTAGTTAATGATTTTTTAGTTCTTAATAACTCTGCATCTTTAAATTTATCTAATGTTTTACCATCACCATCAGAAAACCAACCTTGATTGTGGTTTGTAGCTGATGACATTAAACCTGCCTGACCTAATAAGTATGATGAACTAAATAATATGGTTCCCATAGCTAGTTGTCCTCTAGCCTTAACCATCATTCTTGGGTCATTACTTTGTCCTAGAATATGTTTCCATCTATAACCTAAAGCAAATGGACTTCTATCTATTACAGCTTTAGCCAATTGAACTGGTGTTCTTACAAATGGAAATATTTGTTTTAATACTGGATATTCATTAATACCATTTTGTAGTTTTAATAAGATACCTGATAATTCATTAGTGTAAGTAGCTTCTCTTGCATAGGCTAATGCTTCTAAATTAGTTCCTCTACCTACTTCGTCAAAACCATCATTAAAAAATTCTTCAATAAACTTTTCTCTTTCTTTGCCTTTAAGATTTAATTCTTTTGCTTTTGCTACTGATAATGCTCTTAGTTTTGAACGATAATTAATTTGTTTAAAAAATTCATCACCTGCATTTAAGGCTCTAGAAGGTAATCTAATAGCTTCACCTAATTTACCACCTACTTGTTTTGTAGTTGCAGTATCAAGTTTACTTCCAACACCTGCACCTTCTAAAATAAGTTCACCTTCTTTAAAGGCTCTTTTACCCATTTTAACACTATCGGCTAAGTATTGAGATAAACCTGCAAAAGTTTCTTCAGCTTCCTCTATATTTCTTTGAAAGACAGTAAGTTTATCTACATCATCTTTAACTAAATAAGCTGATATTTCTCCACCTAATTTATCTTCTATAGGTTTTGCTACTGCTGTAATTGCGTTACCTACAGCATTAACTATTTGTGTTTTAGGGTTAGATAGAAGTGCATTAATCCATACTTCGTTTGCAATATCCCAAAATCTATTTTGAAATAAAGCCATAATAACTTTTTTAGTTACTTGAGGATTATCTAAAGTAGCTAATCTATCTAAAAATCTATCTTTAGCTTGTTGTGTAATCTTTTGGTCAGCACCTCTACCAAAGTTATTTAATTCGTTTACTGCACTTTGTAGATTGTCTGAAATAATCTTTCTTTTTTGAAAATCTTTTTTAGCAATAGAAAATGTAAATAAGTTACCACCAGTATTAGATGCAACACCTGTTCTATTCTTCTGCATCTCCAAGATGTATGCTAAAGCATCATCAACATCTTTTTGTGGTCTTATACCATTTTTAGCTTGTCTTCTTAATGAAGGTAAAGCATCTATTAGTGAGTTTAATGCTATTTCATGTGCATAAATAAGTGGTGCTGTATCTTCAATTGAAATACCTAATTCTTTAAATTCTTTGTAAACCTTATTAATATCACCACCATAATTATCTAAGGCTTTTTTCTTAATTACTTCTTCACTAAAGTCTCTGTTAGCTTTGTTGTATGAACCTTTTACTGTGTCATACATTGCAGTAATTGTTTTGATAAAATCTCTAGATACTTCTTTCTTATCGAATGTATCTAAGTTAATCCATGAACGTGGTAGAGCAAATGCTTCATCAGCAGTCATCTCTCCATTTTTCCATTTCTTAAAGTTAATACTTAAATCGTTAGTAGCTAACTTATTTAAAATCTGAATTTTGGTTTCTGGTTTAGTTGCTTTTGGTTTCTTAAAACCATCAACATTTTCTAAAGCATTATTAACAATCTTCATCTTTTCAGAGATTGTTGTAGCTTCGTCTAATTGAGACTTGGCGTTTCTTATAGCTTCTTGTGCTTTAGTAATATTTTCTACATCTTTTTTAGCCTGAGCATCATCTAACTTACCTTTGGCTTTTCTAGCTGTGTATTTACCAATACTAAATAAACCTTCTGCAAATGCACCAAGACCTAAACCTTCTAAAGCATTTTTAAATCTAGCTTCGTACCATTCATCATCTTCATCTGATTGAAGATAACCTAACCATGTATTTCCTACTGAAGGAAAAAATTCTGTAACAACATCTGTAAATCTTCCTGTATCTTCGTCAAAAGCTATAAAATCTCCGACTGCACCTTTACCTGAAGCTGATGCAAATTTAGAAAATTTAGATGCTTCTTGTGCTACATCTATACCTCTGTATGCTTTGTAGCCTTTAATAGCTTTATCGACACCTTTAAATCCAATTAAGAATTGTACGCCACCTTCAATAAAACTAGCTGACATACTTTCGGTATTATCTTCAGGATTATCTTTTTTAGGGTCATAAAAGAAACCTTTAGTTTCCCAATGGTCTTTCTTACCTATGTTTCCTGTAATTGGTGCTAGGATACCTTTAACATTACCTTCTTGTACTGCTTGGTCGTAAGGTACATATTCAACTAATCCATTTTGAGCATCAGAACCATATCTGAAGCCACCAAAGTTGCTCTTTTCTCCTAAAGTGTCACCTAAATCCTCAACGAAACTAGAAGCACTATTTAATGCTTTTCTTGAGCCTTCATAAGGTGCAACAACAAGATTATCATATAACCAGTTGTTCTTTAATGCTTCAGGTTGGTTAGCAAGTAACCCACCTTCTGAAGTATTTGTATTATTTTGTTCAGTTAAATTCTGTTCATAATTAGTAATATTATTAATTATCTCTTGTTTTTCTTCTTCAGAAAGACCTGCTTGAACCTCTATAGTTTCACCATTAGGTAATGTAAGTGTTTCCATTATTTTTTCTCCATATCTTTTCTGAATTGTTCTTTAGTAACTTTGTGTTTTTCTCTAAATTGTGCTGAAGTTAATGCTTTCATATCAACAGTCATAATAGCTATCTGTTCTTTGGTATATTTAGCTGTAGATTTATTTTGGTCTTTTTTCTTTTGTATTTCAGCATCAATATTTTCTACGATTGTACCTGAACCAGAAAATCCTGTTTCACCTTTACCAAATAAAGTAGTTCCTAATTCAGAGAAGTTTTTCAAATCCTTAAATATCTTTAAGAATTGTTTTTCAAAATCATCTTCTAGTAGGCTTGGTTTACCTACATACTTAGGGTCATTTTGGTTATCTTTAATCCAAGAATAAAGTTTGTTTTCAATATAAATGATACCATTAGTAGCTTTTAATTTATCACCTTGCGAAGCATTAGAAGCTAAAACACTTTCAAGTGCTTTTATGTTATCTGAAACTGCTCTTGATGAATTAAATAATGGGTGTTCACCAAAATCTCTTGAATTAGCTATTCTTGTATCGAAATAGTTATTTTTAGTTGCTCTTGTTATTCTTCCATCTTTAAATAACTGTGAAACTTTTTCATGTGCTTCAAGAAACTTTCTTTCTTTAAGTAATCCTTCTATTAGAATAATTGCATCTCTATCGTCTGACTTACCACCATCAAACAATTGGTCTGTTTTAAATTGGTCTATTGCAATCTTTTCATCTGTAGTTCTTCTAGGGTCATTATAGTATTCAACTATATTAAAATCAGGATTATTTCTTTGAGTTTCTAAATAACTATAAGTTGTTAGTCTTGAATTAGTTTTTTGTGCATTTATAAAATCATTTTGCCTAGAAGTTTTTTCTTCCTGTTTTTCAATTAGTAATTGGTAAAGTTCTTCTTTTTTAGTTTTAATTCTTCCAATATTTTCAACACTATCTGTTCCACCAACTAAATATTTAGGAACATTGTTTATGATTTTTCTAGCAAAGTCATAATCAGTAGCAACTGAAACATAATCAGCAAGACCTTGAAATGCTATATCAATAGTATCTCTACCATCTCCAGTAACATCTATAATTGATTGTATTTCTTTATTAATATCATTAGCTATTAATTGAAATACTGTAGAACTTGTAACTTTTGTATCATCTATAGTTGGATTTAATTCATAATTTTTATATTTAGAAACAATTCCAACTACTCTATTTTTTACTTTCTCATTAAATTTCTTTTTAAATAACTCTAATTGAGATTGTTTATGTTGTGCTTCTAAACTTGCTCTGTAATTACTTGTTTCTTTAAAGAAACCTTCTTCTAAATCAATAGGATTAAAAACACCTAAATTCTTTTCTGTAATAAATTCTTTAAGAGTATCTTGGTAAAAATTATCAAATCCGCCTTCATTAATGTCGTTTATGACATTCAAGTCTCCATACTTCTTAATTAATCTATCGTTAAATTCACTAGCATATTCATTAAGAGATAATTCTTTGTACTTGTCTAAATAGAATGGATTAGCTGTTTTATCTATTTTACCTGCTTTAACAGCTTCTTTAAACTTCATCTTATTTTCTGCAAAGTCTTGAACTGCTTTAGCTGTGTTTTCTCTCTTTTCTTTAACTAGGCTACCAATAACCATTGATGAACCTGCACCATTAACAAAATTATCTAATGAAGCTGTAAATTCCTTAAGACCTGCTACTTCTGGTTCTGCTTCAGGTCTGTAAAACAAATTGAAGTCTCTTGAGACTACATCTGGTAATTCAGGTGTTAAATCTAGTTTAGGTGTTTTTCTAGCCATTATGTTATTTTGCTACTTCTTGGTTTCAAATTGTTAATTTCTTTTTGTGCTTCTAAAGAATAATAAGTGTTAGCTACATTCAATGCTGATGAAGCAAATAACAATTCAGGATTAGGTGGTTGAACATAAGTTGATTGACTTTCTTGACCAAACTGAATTGCTTCTAAATTTCTTTCAAACTGTGAAATATTTATTGCAAGATTATTTGCTAATGAGTTTTTATATTTAGCTTCTGTTCTATAATAATCATTCATCAAAGCTAATGTAGAACCTGATAAAGCAATACCTGAACTTCCTCTTTCAGCTTCAAACTCAGAAACTTTCTTTCTAGTTTTTAATGTTGCTTCAAAACCTTTTTGTGAAGATTGTTTTGCTTCTTGTCTAATTCTTAGTTGTTCTGAAGCATATCTTTGAAGTGCATTTTTCTTAGCAAGTGCGTTTTGTTGTTTTGCTCTGTTGTATTCAGCTTTTTGTTGTTGCTTCGCTTGTTGATATTGAATAAACGAAGAACCTGCACTAATCGCTGTTACTGCTAAAGTTGGACTACACATATAATTTTATAAACTCAAAAAAAGGTTTTTGATTAACTCCATAATTAATTTTTCTTAAAAACTTAAAACCACACCATTTTAACCAACGTAGATGTAATTCATTTCTACAGTCTACGAAGTTCCAAAGTATTTTGTATTTGTGATTTAAAAGGTTAACTACTTTTCTGCTTTCTCTTAAAAATGAGAAACGTATTCTGTGAATTTCTGGTGTAGCTAATAACCAAATAATTCCTGTTTCACCTACACCAAACATTCCAACTGGAATATCTTTGGTATCAATAATTGTTAAACAAATTTCAGAAGAATTATATCCATTAGCTAAAGCCTGATATGGATTTAATCCTACGCTATCTAAAATTTCTCTTTTATCTTCTACTCTTAATCTAGGTGCTAAATAATCAACATCTGTAAGAATAGTTTTTCTAATTCCATTAAACTCTTTGTGAAGCGGTAACATAGTAACCTTGCCAACTGGCATTGATAAAATTTGATGGTAAATGACTATCGTTTTTGATTGTTACAGTTAGCTTGTCATTTTCAGACTGAACTGCAAAAGTATAATCTCCATCTTCAAGGTTAACTGTTCCAAGTAATCCTGTACCTGTAATTGTTCCTGTGTATGTAGTTTTTGATATGTCTCTACCTACAGGTTTAACTTCAGTAGTAAAATAACCAGTATCATTAAAAGAAACATTCCAGTTTCTTATCTGTAATCTTCCTTCTTTTACTGAAATTCTTGAGCCTTGAGTATCTGCTACTTGTATAAATTGTTGTGAGAATACAAACTTAAATTCATACTGTTCACCTACAAAGTAATTTTGTGCAGTAATATCACCTGTAACTACAATATTAGTTCCACCTACAGTTTGAGAAACAGTAGCTATAGCCTGACCTGCTTTATTAGAAGCACCACTTCTACCTACTACTTTCATAGTATTTTTTATTTGATATGGAAGTGTAATAGTAGTTTGATTAGTACCTGCATTATAACTTTCTGTAATTTCAGTATTATCTAATTTTCTATCTAAGTGAGTTAAATAAGTTTCACCAGTATCAGTTAACGCAGGTGATATATCTATCTTTTCTAAATAGACACCATCACTTCTTTCATTAATTATAAATAATTCGTTTTCTATAAAGTCTACATTAAGAATATTATCAGTAGTATCAGTACCATAAGTCCACTTATGCCATGCACTTTGTAGTCTTCTATTTTGACTTACATAATATTGATAAACATATAGTGCATTTTTTTCATCAGAACTTAAAGCTACTAAAACATTTTCAGTAGTAGCACTAGCAAGTTTAAAGACGTTAGCAGGAATATACTTAGGCACATTCGCTGTAATATCATCAGCTTGTTTTGTATCTGTGTCAGACGCAATGAAAAGTTCCCTAAGACCTGTGAAATTTCCTTTATTGAAACCGAAATAGACATTACTTCCTGCCCCAACTGGTTTAATATTTTTGTCTGCTTCAAATTCTGTAGCGACATTGATTGATATATTCTCCGAAGTTAATGTTGCACCACCACTTAAAATAAATTGTGTTTGGTCTGAAAACAAAAGTAGTTCTTCATCAAAACTTATAGAATGACGAAGTATAGAAACTTTAGTGTGAGTACTAGCTACATCAATTGGGTCAGTATCTAATACTTGAGTAATTGTTTCAGGAAAGAACTCAAAGAACTCACTACTTCTAGACATGATAACATTTTCATCTGCAAGAAAACCTAATCTGTTTCTATGAAAAAATATGTCATTTAGTTTTCTTCCTACAAATGTTGGGTTTGGTACACTATCTGTATCACCACAAATTCTTTCACCCCATAGAGGTACATCATAATCAGTTCCACTTATTGTATATGTAGAACCATCTGCCTGACTAAATCTAAAATTTCCATTAGCTGTTCTGATTAAAATGTGTGGCATTGTATCAGCATCAAGTTTAAATTTTGTATCTGGTGCTATTGTTTCTTGCCAAAGATTATCTGCTTTAATGAACTTAACATAATAATCATCAAATCCATTATTGGCATCTCCTGTAACTTGGACAATTTGATTATTAATTGCAGGTACAGGTAAATCACTAAAGTTTTGAACTTTATCTTTAACTACTTGTGAAGCATCATCACCATAACCATCTGATGCTGTAATTTGTAAAGTTCCTGAAGATTTTACAATACCAAAACTAGAGTTACCTATTTTTGTTAATGTAATACCTGATGGTGAACCAATAGCTGAAAATAAGCCATCTCTAATTGCTTCACTATCTGTGTTACTAGAAGTAAAACTAAAAGTACTTCCATCAATAGTTATTGAATATTTTGTACTATTTACACCTTGTAGTACTGAATAAACTGCCTGTTCTACTTTAGCACCTGAAGTGGTGCTATCCATTGCAGTATTTTTATTTTTGTTAACTATAAAAGTATAGTCAGCAACAGTCATACAAGTAAAATCCTGTTTAGGATTAGAACTTGTTAAATAATTTGTAGCGTTAGTTTGATTTACAACTGTTTTAGCATTTCCAAGTATAT